GATGTCGTCCACAAGGTTTTCCCTTCGTGGAGCGCGGTATCCCCGTTCGTAGGTCGGGTTACGGCAGTTCACCCTGGCATCGGATTTTGCGATATTCAGTGGCCTCATGGCAATGAGCGCGTGTCGTCTGACGAGTTGATGAAAGCCAACTCTCAACTCTTGCGCTTCTTGCCGCCAACCCTCGACCAGTCGATGTTGACGATCGATGTCATGAAGGCCCGTCAGGCTTCGGCGCCTATCTGGCGCACGACAACCTTGCCCGCCGGTTTCCATAATGACCTCGCTAGGCTTTGGTCTTCCAAAGTTCCGGAGATTGGAGCCTATGATCAGTTGTGGCACCGTTATGCGAGTGTCACGAGTGACGAGTCACTACGCGATGAGGTTGGGAAGTTCTACACGGTGGCGAAGAACATCCCTACCGTGTTGGTTGAAGCTGCGGCGAGGTCGAAGTCGGCGGCCTACTGGGTAGCGCAGAATCGACAATACCGAGCTACACGCGAGGAACTAGCTTCTAAAAAGCCGAACTGTCCGCGTTGTTCAGCGCGTATGCGCCGTACAACGTACAAGATGCAGAAGGGCTCCAAGCACAAGCTATTTGGATGCCCCCAGTGCTTGTTCCTCATCAAGCATGACGACCTACTAGCACCTGACGGCGCCGCCGTCGTGTGGTGAGGAGAGATCCTATGGCCTTCACGAAGCATGGCGTGGCAATGCCCGCCAAGATGGTCAACCTAAGTCCGATGGTCAGTGCCCCTTCGATTGGAGTGGGCGCACGTGTAAAGGTGGGCGGTCGGATTGGTACGGTGACCTCGGTGGCTGAAGCGAAGGCCGTCGTCGTCCTGGATGGAGACAGTACCGAAGTGGAGTCAAGCCTTTCCTCGCTTGTAAAGGTCTAAGATGGCTTTCTCCAAATTTGCCCGGGCCGCAGTAACCAAGCCAGAGATCACGGCTTCTGGATGGGATGAGGTGCGATCCAAGGATCAGTTCATGAAGACGGCCTCTAAGGTTGTCTTCAAAGACTATGACCCAAAGGATTATCTCATCACCCACTGCACGATCGTAGCATCCGTGAATACTGAGGATGGTCCCGGAGAGATCGGGAAGCAGGTGGTGGACGGGTTCCAGATCGATCGCAGGTACCCCAACTATCTTGTCACGACCGAGACGGCCCCCTGGATCAACAACAACAACGATGCCTTTGAGAGGCGGGTTCTGCTCGCCACCTACAAGACGTTCATCGGCTCACATAACTACGTTGAGCATCTTCAGATCCCAGCCCTGTCGAAGGGTAAGATCATCGACGCGGCGGCCCGGGATATCGGGAACTCGATCTACATCGACATCCTCGTTGCGACTGAGAAAAAGCACCAGCCCCTTATTGCAGCCATCACGGGCGGGAAGCTTCAAACGCTTTCCATGGGGTGCTTCCTTCCAGGGTCGCAGGTGACGATGGCTGACGGAACACGCGTCGCCATTGAGGATGTGTCTCCCGGGGACATGGTTGTCACCCACAAGGGTCGTGTCCGCGAGGTTCTGAACAAGCAGATAAGGGTTGGCCGTTGGGGCGTTCGCCGTGTCAATGCGGTCGGCTTGCCCTCAAGTATCACCGCAACGGACAACCACCCGTTTTTCGTGCTTCGCCCGAGGACGCATTGTGCGTGTGGCTGCGGCGAAGAATTGAAAGCGAAGGATCGTGATCCCGTCCGGCGCTTGTCAAAGCGCTACAAGGTTGGGCATGACAAGCGGGTATTCAACCACAACAACACCTACTCTCTGGAGGAAGCGCGCCGACGGCTCGCCCAAAAAGATAGTATTCGAGGGTACACCCTCGAAGAGGTGCGGGCCGACGAGCTGCGTACGGGCGACTACCTATGTTTCCCACGCATAGGGTCTGAACTCGATTGCCCCGATGACGTGACCATCGGAAAGGCCCGCTTGCTGGGGCTTTTTATTGCGGAAGGGTCCTTCCTCAAGCACAAGGGCGAGGCCACCGAGGTTCAGTTCAATTTCTCGTTGGATGAGCGTCAGACCCTTGCGAAGGAGACAGTTGATCTTCTCGCACAGGAGTTTGGCGTAGAAGCCTGGGTTCAGGAACGAGAGGATAAGACGACCTGTACTGTTCATGCCTATGGGCGGGATCTCGCCAAGTGGTTCAAGTATCACGGTGGAGAATACGCTCCGACGAAGAGGCTGTCGTTTGAAGCCTTCTCCTGGCCCGTTAAGATCCAGAAGGCCCTCGTTGGGGGTTGGCTCGATGGGGACGGTGGTCGCTCTATCGATCGAGGGACTCGTCGCCTTACTGGGGTTACGACTTCCTACGCCCTTGTCTGTCAGATGCACGCCATCTTGGCGCGTATCGGTGTCTTCACGCAGATAGCTTGTCGGTTTGGCGGGCACGCCGTAGAGGTCCGTGAGGCTGTCAATGGGGGTGTCACCCTCAGACATCCTGAGACAGGGCATCTTGCTAGCTTTGAGTTGGAGATCGGTGCTCGTCAGTTGAGCCGCCTTGATGGTGTTTGCCTCAAAGCCGAGGGAGACCAAGCCAACACAAAGGCTAGACTACGCGTACTTGACGATGTGATGGTGTTTCCGATTACCTCCGTGGAACCTCTGGCCTATGAGGGCCCGGTTCACGATATGGAGGTTGATGAGGATCACTCCTATATCGTCGAGGGTGTTGCGGTCCATAACTGCACGGTCGCGTATACCCAGTGCACGAAGTGTGGGAATGTCGCGGAGGACGAGTCGCAGCTCTGTCCGCACATCCGATACTTCAAGGGCAGTGAGTTCTATGACGCGCTCGGTAAGAAGCGCAAGATCGCAGAGCTGTGCGGACACTACAGCGATCCCGAGAGCGTGAAGTTCATCGAAGCATCGTGGGTTGGCAATCCTGCGTTCCGAGGGGCCGTCCTTCGCAGCATCCTCACGGAGGAAGAGGCCAACAAGGTTGCTGGGATCCTCGACTCTGGGATGCAAACTCCGTCCACCCCGCCGGACCCCGATCTGATCCAGAAGGCTGCGATGAGCATCGCATCGGCCGAGTGGCCCAAGCAATCTCAGGGTCAGCAGTTCGACCTTGGGGATATGGGCATGGGGGAGAGCGACGCGCCCAAGGCTGACAAGAAGGATGAAGACCCCATCGAGAAGCTAGTAGGGGATCTCGCTGATAGCATTCGCGAGCGCGCTCTAAAGAAGATTCGTGACGAGATAGGCAAAGGTGAAGCTCAACAGGTCAATAACATCGACCTGACAGAGCATAATGAGAGTCTGATCAAATCCGCGATGGCCTATCCGGCCTGGCGTGTGATTGCGCGGTCTGTTCTGAAGATCGCGGGCTCCCCTACTGCCGCCCGCAGGATCTTGGCTGGTCTTTTACTCCACCGTGCAGGGGGCTGGAAGGCCGTTCAAGAGAAGGGGAAGTTCTCTGGATCTGAGATCCTAGCCATTTCTAGGGTTATGGATCTGGCCATGCGGAAAACCGCTATGGCAGGGGAGCGGCGACTATACAAGGTCGTCGTTGCGGCACGGGGGGTTCAATCCCATCCCTCAGAAACCGAGTACCTAGGGTCCTGCCATAGGATTCTAGGGAGAGACATGACGGATCATGAGAAAGCGTTCCTCATCGCAAAGGGGCGCCTCTTTTCGATGGGTTCGTGACGATTGTATCTATAACGATTCAGATTGCGAGGAAAGGACCCCAGAAAATGCGCGTGCGCACAACTTGGAACGAGGAGGCCATCGCAAAGCGAGCCTCGATGGGCAAGCAGGCCGATCCGTACCTCATGAACCAGGATCATGTGAGAGTACAGCCGAAGGCTGATGACTACATGACTGGGGACCCCTCCACATTCGCAGAGGACGTGGATACGGAGAACCGATGGGAGGCCGAGTACACCAACGGCCAGACCGCTCGGAATGAGATCGGTATGCCAGAGATGCGTAAGGAGACCTTCAACCATGCGGAGAAGACGGCCGCTATGGACGAAGAGTTTCTTATGAAGAAGGCGGACCTGGCCACGACCACCGCGCGGCTGATGCTCGGGAAGAGGGCCTCGGACAATGCGGTAGAAGACCAGGCTCTGGCCTTCATGTATATGCCCGACTCCTCTCTCATCGAGACCTACTCCCGCCTTGCTTCCGACGCCAAGCAAGAGGCGGAGGGCCAGCAGCAGGCACAAGAGGAAGAGGAAGAGGAAGAGGGGCAGGCTCCGGCTGACCAGGGCAAGAAGAAGCAGGCTAACCAAGACTGCATGGCTCAGCTCCAGCAGGCGGTTCAGGCCGGCGACATGCAGCAAGCTCAGGCCGCTGTTCAGCAGATGATGCAGCAAGCCCAACAGCAACAGCAGGCTCAGATGAGCCAGCAGGGTCAGGATCAGGTTCAGGCTGCGGTCATGGCGATGGTCCAGCAGGCCATGCAGCAACAGCAGGCCATGCAGCAACAGCAGGCCATGCAGCAACAGCAGGCCATGCAGCAACAGCAGGCTCAGGGTCAGCAGCAGGCTCAGGGTCAGCAGCAGGCTCAGGGTCAGCAGCAGGCTCAGGGTCAGCAGCAGGCTCAGGGTCAGCAGCAGGCTCAGGGTCAGCAGCAGGCTCAGGGTCAGCAGCAGATGGTCCAGTCGATGGACGACATGCTCCTCGACGAGATGCTCGGAGGCCCCGCGCCGATGGGCGTCAACGAGATGGACATCGAGATGGATGCGTCTCCGATGGACGTTGGTGAGATGGGTCTTGGTCCCGAGGACGAGGTGCTTCGTAGCCTCTTCGCCAATGACAACGAGGCCCAGCAGGCCCAGCAGGCCCAGCAGCAAGAGAAGCAGGCGTCGTTCGTCAGCCGTACGGCTGCCGTCCGCACCGTGGGCACTCGTCCCGCTGTCGGAGTGAATAAGCTCGGTGGTGCCGTGGGTGTGAGTGGGACCGCTCCCCCCGTGCACGAAGTCGAGAAGCTCGCAGCTCTCTGGCCGTCCGCACCCGATATCAAGGATGTGTTCGGTATGAGGTGAAGTTCCGGACTCGGGGTTCGCTTCGAGTCCAAAGACCCCCACGCCTGGATTGGCGCCGATATCAAATGTACATCCTAGCCACCCCAGCAATCAGGAGATAGAACAATGGCAACTTCGCCCCTCGGCGGCCAAAGCTCGGGTGACTTCAGGGAGACCAGCGCTCGTGTTCAAATCTTCCACGTCGTCACCCGCAACAGCGTGGGTGTCCTGACGCCGGATGCGTTCACACAGGCGAACCCCCCGATTGTCACCGCAGGCGCCAACAAGTCCACGACTCTCGCGGGCATCACCAAGGCAGGTGTTCTTGGTGGGTCAGTAGCGTTCGCACGCTATGACTACGGCAACGGATACATCGGCGGGCCCGTGCAAGTATCATCGGCCTACGACGCGAAGATTCGCCCTCTGGGTATCTTCATCAATGACGCCCTCGGCAATGCGTTCGAGAACACCCCTGGTGTTGCGAGCGGCCGTGGCCCGTACCTTTGCGGTTCGGGCTCCGTGGTCGGGGTTGCGGTCTACGAAACGAAGATCCAGATCGGCGCCTCAACAGCGCTGACCTATAACCCGGGTGACCTCGTCTATGCCTCGGTTAACGGTTTCCTCACGAACCGTTACCAGGACGCATATGAGTACAACGTTTCGGGCCAGAACCAAGTCTACTTCCCGGCAGTGATGGGAGTGGTCAAGGTGGCGCCGGACGCCAACAACAGCCTCTTGGTCGTTGACTTGAGGGTGTGACCTAGCCCGGTACTAGGACCCCAAAGGAAAGGTAAAGGGCAAGTCATGTTCCCTACTATGGCAATGCAGACCCAACAGGTCTCCAACGAGGTGAAGCAGAAGGTCATCTCGGAGTACATCAAGACGGCCGCTGGTCGTGCGAAGCTCGCAGCTTCGATGATCCAGCCTCTGCGTCTCCGCCGTGACTACACGGCCGTGGGTCGTAAGACCTTCTTGGTCGAGCAGCTTCCGGACGGGGCTCTCCCCATCTACGACAAGGACCCGGATGTCACGGCCTTCGTCGTTGGTGAGGAAGGCGAGAACATCCTCGCGATCCAGAAGCCGCGGCGCGTGATCTTCCCGCTGTTCGAGGTTGCCTCGAACCCGGAGATCCCGCTCACGCAGATCAAGGAGCGCAGGTTCGACTTGATTGAGCGTTCGCAAGATCTTGCGAAGGCTCAGATCCAGGCGGCGGAAGACGAGCGCGTCTTCGCGGTCCTCGACAGCATTGCTGTCTCGGGCTTTGACACGCTGCCCGGCCAGACGAACCCAGACGTGGCCGTTGTCGCCCCGATCTCCCCGAGCGTCCTCGCGGATGCCTTCGCGGAGATTGAGCGTCACGACCTCCGCGTCGCGCGCATCTACATGAACGCGGTGGACTACGCGGACATCCGCAAGTTCGGCCGTGACATCCTGGACGTTGAGAGCCAGGCCACCCTCCTCAAGACGGGCCTCCAGGCCGTCCTCTGGGGTGCGCAGATCATCACCTCGCGTCTGGTACCCGTAGGCTTCGTCTACGTGTGCTGCGAGCCCGAAAACTTCGGGCGCTTCCCGGTCCGCACGGAGCTGACGGTGCTCAGCGCCGACGACCCGAAGGCGCGCACGATTGGGTTCTCGTGCTTCGAGAACGTGGGGGTGGGCGCGTTCAACCCACGCGGTTTGACCCGCATGGTGGTCCAGCGCTTCTGAGCCTAAACAGGCTTAGTTGAGGCCATGGAGGGCCAGGTTGCTTCGGCGGCCTGGCCCTTTTGCTATTTGTCCAACCTGCCAGTCGTAAAGCATGTGTAAACAGTTGCTTGACTGAGGCAGGTCGGGTCGTTTACGATTGCTCTATGAGTAAGTCGTTGGACGGTTTGACAGAGGCAGAGCTGCGCCGCCTCTATGTGGACGAGGGGTTGACCGAGACGGAGATCGCAGATCGGTTCGGCACCTATCAGGTGAAGATCAACAGGCTTCGCCAAAAGTACGGGATCGCATCGATCAGCAAGTCAGACCGTCTGGACTTACCCCTCTCCCTTGCCCCACGACTGCATTCGATCCTCATGGGGTCAATGTTGGGGGACGGGGGGCTTCGCCGCACGGGCTCGGAAACCGCGAGCTATCACGAGCACCATTCCGAGAAGCAGCGGCCTTATCTGGACTGGAAGGTTGCGGAGTGGGGTACCTTCTTCTTGAGCACCATCCCGGCGGATAAGAAGGGGCACCGGGGGTTTCGCATGATGACCCACGGGTGCCGGGTGCTCTTCCCCTTTTGGCAGACGTTTTACCCGAGTGGGAAGGGAGAGAAGGTCTTTTTAGGACTCGACCCGGACGCCGTCGATGACCTTGCCCTTGCTGTTTGGTTCATGGACGACGGGTCCAGGACGGAGAGCTACGTTCGTTTCTCTGTGAGTCCTGTTGAGGCCAACCAGCGGGTGCTCTTGCGAGTCCTCAAGCGACATAAGCTGGACGCCCAGGTATACGGCGACCGTGACGATGTTTCGATCCACGTACAGGGGCGAACCAGCCTCACTCGATTCATTGACAAGGTGGCCCCCCATCTTGTCCCGTCGATGGCCTACAAGCTAGACCTTCCGACAGCTAGGAAGGCTGGGCCTGCGCCTCGTCACGTCCTTACGGTCGAAGCGATGCAGCCTCTCAGGGATCGGGGCCTTTCCGCGGAACAGATCGGACAGGTCTTCGGGGTATCCCGACAAAGTGTCCTTCGTGCGCTCGATCGGGCTGGGATCGCGAAGCCTTCTCCCGGACGCCCAAAGGCGTCCGAACGAACCGAGTTCACCGTCGAAGAAGCGACAGAAGCTACCCTCAAACTCACCCCTGGGAGCACCCTTGTGGATGAAGTCCTCGCCATCTTGGTGAAGACGGCCATCCCTATTCAGGCACCTTCCGAGGTTGAAGTCGAAGCGGACATTGATCGTCTTCGGTCTGCACCCACGGAGGTACTTGGGTCCACGATTGCTCATACGAGCACGGCTGGCGCCTTGACCTGTGCTCGTTTCTTTCCCCATCGCTGGGATGCGCGATACCGGGACAACCTGTCCCCCAGGATGGGGTGGTACGACCGTGAGGTTCTTCGCAAGGCTATCTGCTTCCAGTTGCGCGTGGGCGATCCGGTTACTCCCGTTCGAGTGTTTCGCGCTGTTCAAGTCGTGGTGCGCGCCCCCACCAACTTTCGGCCTGCCTTCGCCAAGGCGCTCATTGAACACTTCTGCCCGAAGGGAGGCGTTGTCCTAGATCCATGTGCTGGGTACGGGGGTCGCGCTGCGGGGGCTATGGCGTCCGATCGCAAGTACATAGGTGTCGACCCACACCCGGACGCAAGTAGAGCCTTCACAGCGCTCGCCACCGCCTTCAAGTCCGGCCTTGTATTCCACAATGCCCCGTTCGAGGAGGTGGACCTAGGGGACCTTCAAGCGGATCTCGTCTTCACGAGCCCTCCGTACTTCTCCGTCGAGCGCTACTCCAATGAGCCCACGCAGAGCTGGGTTAGGTACAAGACGTGGGATTCATGGATTCAAGGCTTCCTCACCCCCTTCGTCCAGAAGTCGTTTGCCTATTTGCGCACGGGCGGCGTGTTTTGCGTGAACACAAAGGACGTACGGGTACGGAACAAGGTTATGCCCATCGGGGGGGAAGTCGTGCGGCTCGCATTGAAGGCAGGCTTCACGCATGAAGCCACGATGACGCTGCCCCTTGGTCGCATCGGAAAGGTCGTGCAGTCCGAGCCCATCTTCGTCTTTCGGAAGGTGTAATACATACCTATGCCAGCACCGCTCTATGAGATCCTCACCCGTGAGATTCAAACCAAACGCAAGCTCGCCGCGGTCACCCTTCGTGAGCTTGAGCCCATGAGCCACAATGTCCTACGGGCCTCTGCGGTGCTCCCCAAGGGATCGCTGCTACGTGAGGCCACAGGCGCCACGTGGAAGGTCCGTGAAGTCGTCTAGAAGACGTTGCTCTTGGAAGGTGCTCCGGGCCGCTTGCCACGTGGGGAGTACCTCGAAGGAGTGACCCTTTGATAGTTTCTTATGGTTAGATGCGTGTTTACATCTCGCCCTGGCGCCTTGCGGGCTATACAGTTGCGGCCGTCCCGCTTTTATGGTTCATTAACAGCCGCCTCACGAAGGGCGAGTGGCACTCTTCTTCGCTCCTCATGTTCGTCTTCTGCGTTGTCGGCTTCGAGCTAGGCGTACGCGCAGGACAGGACACGTAATAGAAAAAGGCTTAGACCCGCGTTGAATCTAAGCCCTTTTCTATTAGAGAACGGTTACGAATTCGCGTCCGGGGTAGGTTCAGGAGCCGGGGTAGGTTCAGGAGCCGGGGTAGGTTCAGGAGCCGGGGTAGGTTCAGGAGCCGGGGGGATGGGAGCTGCGGGGTCGGTCCCTAGGCTCTTCAGACGTGCTGAGATAGCGGCTAGGCTCGCGAGGGTCTCGGGGGATGGTGCTGAACCGTCCGCGAGAGCTGCTTGGAGGTCTGCTGAAAGCTTGTCGAGGCGTGCGGCTACTGCATTGGTCTCAGCGTCGAGTGCAGCAACGAGGTCTTCCAATTGGCCCATGGACTTCTCCTGTAGTATGAGGATTCGATCAACTTTGGCCTCGATGCGCCGATTACGGCCAAAGCATCGATCGAAGAATTGGATGAGGGTGCGCATCATGAATAACCTATCCCCGCAACAGAATCCGTGAATACAGGCTGGGCTGCAATGTTTTTGATTGGACGCCTTCACATAGGTAGGTTCCATGGTCTATGGTGTATGTACCGTCGTGAAAGGCAGTCTTCGCGGACGAAGTCGCCAAACTCTACACTCAAAGTGTTCTCACATTCGTGCAACGAGAACGTGACCCACACACGGTGTACCTTCTGAAGGGTGCGGTCTTTACCGCCTTGGACGTGGCGGTTTTCGACACCGTTTGGGCAGTCCTCCTAGGTCAGGATCCCTGCCACGGAGCGGACCAAACCCTCAGTCAAACCTGGGACCATCCTCCCCTGTCCTTCATGAATATCCACAAGGAGCTGAAGATGGGTGTGAGACGTTCACGGACGCTATCCTCAAGTACCCGTGTACGGGTGAAAAACCTCTCGTCTTCGTCTTATGGGAGCGCTATGCTCGGGAGAAGAAGGCGTTGATTGACAAGAATCGCCACGCGATTGTCGAGTCCGCCTACCCCTACCTCTTTCTTATGTCTGCGAACCAGGGCGAGTAAGCCCTTCTCGAAAGTCAACGAAGCGCTCAAGCGGTTTGAACATGAGCCTATCAACTGGCACCTAGCCCCTATGGAAAAGGCATGGTTAGACAGACCCATGTAGCCCGTCTCATACAGAAAGAGACCGGGCGGCAGTTCACGTGGTGTAATCAGATATGTACTGACTTTAAGGACTTTGCCTTCATCCTTGCTCGCCTGCTCAACGTAACCCCGATCGACATTGTCATCGCCCTGGCGAAACAGATCATCGCCCAGGAGGCCCGGGAAGACGGGCCAGATCTCGATGGGGACAATTCCCCAACCCCAACCCGCCCCGTGAAGAGACGCGTGGTTCCTCTTCAGGCTCGGAAGCACACAGAGGAAGGGGCTCCGCGCCGTATGGCCGTGTGAGTCTTTGCCCAAGAAGCCTTGATACCTTCGGGGATCTAGGGAGGGCAACGGAAGAAGCTGCGTCTTGAAGACACCGTAAAAAACGGTCGGTACCGCCCGGCTGGGGCGGGGCATCATGACTTCTGAGGGGAGTTTCCTCCCCGTTGATGAAGTTGGGCCAAAGCTAACGAAGACCTCTATCTAAGAGGTCTTTTATGGGTAAAGCCTCCGTATGATTCCAAGGGTTGTGGCACGCCCTCGGTGTAAGAGGGCCTCATGAGCAACTACGGAAAAAACTACCGTAACGAGGTGCAACGAGGTCTGGCTGCGAAACCAGAATAACCTCTCGGTATCCCTGTCCCGTTGGTAGTTCGTCGTTACCAGGGTGGTGTAGGAGTACCCTTATGATCCATCTGCATATGGAACCTTCGCAACTGCCAAGTACGTGGGATGATTTCTGCTCGTGCACTCCACCGTTCTCCGTCGCGCTTGACGGGTACGTTGGAGAAGGACCTCAATTCGACCCTGATGGCCCCCGCGTGAACTTCAATCACCATGAAGGTTGCTCTAGACTCGCGACCCGGGCCACGTGCGGTCAGGTTCTCATGGCGATCCGCCAGGGGATGTTCAAGTGCTTTCGCAACGAAGAAGGGATCCGGGCGGAGGTTTACGCGAACGACTGTGACGAGGATGTCTGCACGTCTTGGTTCCTACTCAAGAATGAACACATGGTCGAGAGCGCCATGAACCCATCGCTCAATCGGCTCGTGGCTCTCGAAGACGCGCTGGATTGCACGGCAGGAGCCTACCCTCTCCCGAAGGACTTGCCTGCACTCAGGGAGCTGGCATGGGTGTTCGAGCCGTACCGGAGGATGCGCCTCAACGGGGGTCTTGAGCGTCGAAACAAGTCGGAGTTCGAGGGTGTGGTCACGGATGTGGAGAACCGCATCATGCGGCACGTGACCGGGCATGGGCAGGAGGTCCCTCTGGACACGCGCTACGAGCGTATCGGGGGCGGCTCGGGCTGGGTGATAGTCAAGGAACTTGGCGCCCAGGCGAGGACGGGTATGTTCGCGGATGGGATTCATGCCTTCGTCTCCGTCCGAGAGCGGCCGGACAAACGGTGGACCTATACCATCGGGCGGCTCTCTCCCTTCATTCCGTTCGACACACTCATGCTAGCGGATGTGCTAAACGGTGTAGAGAAGACCAGAGCTGATCGTTGGGGCGGCGCGGATAACATCATTGGGAGCCCACGTATCGCGGGGAGCGGTTTGAGCCCCAATGAGCTGACAAAAGTTATCGAAGAGGCGCTCAAGGAGAAGGCTGCCTGATCGTCGAGAAGACCCCTATCGATACGCCTCGCACGACCATGGCCTGAGGGAGGTAGCCGAGCCTCCTTTCGTCCAGGCGCTTCAAGCGTTGGCAGGGTCGGCCCGGGAAGGTCATAGTTTCACGTGGCGGACGGGTACCTCAAGGAATACCCCCAAGCCCGGACTAAATGATCTCTTTCAACATCTGGATTTGGTCGTCCGGTAGCTTGTCGAGACAATAGGCGGCGATCATCTCTGCGAAGTTCTCCCCGTGGCTTGTCTTTGCGTAGTTCGACACGAAGGTTGAGGGATGCTTCTTCGTGTCGAGTCCCTTCGCAGCGATCCAGCTCGTGAGTGGCATCCGCGCCTTGACCCCAAACGTGCCACCAGAGTCCGGCTTCCGGACGAGGTGGACGGTATCGTAGACTACTTGATCTACCGTGTATTCCTTCCCCTTCAAGACAAGGGTCTCTCCAGGTTGAGGGCGTAGTGCGGGGTCCTGGATCATCTCCCTTTCACGATCACGATCCTTCATCCCGAGTTTGAGGTAGATCGTTCGGATGTCTCTGTCCTTCGATTTCAGGAACTTGTAGTGGAGACGGTGGCCGAGTTCGTGAACGACGGTTTCGACCGCGGCATTTTTCTTCCCCTTTAGGTTAGCCCGGACGAACATCTCGTCTTTCTCGATAAGGTAAAAGGCGAGAACATTGGCCCTTGATAGGGTGTTGGAGATGAGAACCTCTCCGTAGCACACTTTGTCGAGGCCCTTTGCCTGGAGAAGACGCGCTGCGGTCTCGATGACCTGCGACGCTTCAGCCATGACAGCATCATCGAATCCACCCGTGTTCACGACCTGAAAGGGGCCTGCCTGAATGACCTTCGAGCCTTTGTCATTTCCGGCTGTACCCGTGCCCCGTGGGACTCCTACCTTGAGGGCCTCCTTGGCTATGGCTAGATGGCTTCGATAGGCGGCTAGGGCCTTCTCGTAGACACTGATAGCGTTCTCTTTCTTTGGCTTTTGGGCCATGCTCTTGGAGAAGAACTTGGCGCATGTCTCGACCTTCTTGCGTAGTGTGGGAGGAAGATCGAGCTGTTGAAGGATCGAGAGGAACAGCTCATGCGCCCCTCCTCGGTAAAGCTCGGCGTAGCCGTAACTCGGGGTGAGCACGAAGTCATAGATGTGGGCGCGGTAGAACTTGAGAAGTTCTCTCTGATCCTCCGGCATGTCGGGGTCCTTAACGGCTTTCCATTCCCAATCCTTGCCCACGACTTCGATGGTCTTCTCGGCCTCACGCATCCGGGGGATTTCAGGCTCGTGCCGTGCGTACTTTTCGACGCCGGCCTCGAACTTGCGGAGGAGGTCCTGGGGATCCCCGATCGAGTCCCCTTGAATGGCCCAGGCGTATCGGCGGGCAACATTTTTCGCGATCAGATCCATTACCCAGAGACCCCATCGAAAGTTTTCTCGTGGAGGCCAAGGGTATGCCTACGGTCGGCTTTGCCCAAAAAGTCTTTCCTTCACAGCCCCATGAAAGTCCCCTCAATGGACTTTCATGGGCAAAGCTGTGTAGTGTTAGCTTATGACCTCGATACAATGCTTTTTACTTGAACCTACGGCTCGCCTTCAACGAAGCCTACGTCGATATTGTAGCGGTAAAGAGAGGCGCCTATGCCAGAAAACATCCAACTATCACAACGCAAGCACGCCCTTTGATGTGGTGTCCGTTGTGTTGGATGAAGACGGGACGTACCGTGGTGATGCCCCGGACTCGGAAAAGCCTGCGAGGGATGACTCAAGGTGGCCTCGCAAATGCGACATGTGTCCTTATCTATTTGAGGACGGCGATGAATGGCAAGTCTTCCAAGAACTTCTCTACGTGTGCAAGGTCACCGGTGAAGAGATGACCCTACGAAAGGCAAGAATTGGAGCTATGTGGGATGCCTCTTGGTACCTTGAAAAGGGACCTGACGGGTTGAGCTTGGTCGTGCGCCTTCCAGACGGCCACGACTGGCACGTAGACGGTCCTGCATCGAATGGTGGGGGCTGGACAAGAACTGGAGATGCCCCACGAATCACCGTGCGTCCCAGTATCCTGACTCCAAAGTACCACGGATGGTTAACAGACGGTCAACTTGTTGAGTGTTGATTGATCATCTAGATTTTATGAGCGCGATCTCGAACCAGTCGGTAACACGCTCGCCCTCACGCGGAAGTTCGCGAATTTCCCAGTTATCGATCAACCACTTGTAAATCTTCTTTTCCTTCTCCACTCCACGAACATAGCTGTCCGCTTCCTGTTGGTGTGTCTCAAGCTTCTGTTTCCACGCATACTCCGGCATTTCTGACTTGCGGAGGATCTTTGCAGGCGCCCCGACATCCCAGCGGTTCTGGTTGAACGAGTCGAAGCCCGGCTTCCTCACCTCCTTGGCGTAGGCCAGGGCATTTTCAAGAGTCTCGTTCACGGCCTTGAGGATACGCTTGGTAGCTTCGCAAGAAAGCTCGTACGGCTGATAAGCACCACCCCAACACTTCCCGATAACGTACCCGTGCCCCGGTCGATTGTACCCGTGCAGGGCCATGACTTTCTCAGAGGAAGATTCTTTGAGCTTGATGTTGCGGAAGCACACGGCGCACGTGCCCGTGTGATCCCTTGTCCGCGGCGCCGCTTTCTCGTGGGGCTCCATGCCGAGCAGTTCATTGATCTGCGCGAGGTACGTGGTCTCCTTCTTGATCCACGGGAGCACCTGGAAAGGTCGAAGGTTCTTCCGGTCTTTCGTGGCATCGTACTTGCCCGGAAGAAGGTCGAAGGTCTTTCCCTCTGGATCCCTGAAGCGATATCCAGGGACGCCAAGCCACATACGATACGTAGCACCGTAGAGGGTCGTACCACCCTGAACTGTCCAAGAGCTGAAAGGCTCCAGATCCATCACATAACGCTGCCCTTCCTTTGGGCTTGCGGGCAGTGACGTAACTGTATCGACCTTCAGCCGCTCGTAGTCGGACTTCATAGCAGCTTCATTCTCCCCGGCAAGAAGGGAGGGCTTGTCTTCGTACTTGCCATCATACCCGTGCATCTTGAGGGTACCGACGATGGGCTTAACCTCCCACCCGCCGAGGAGGGCTAGCACTTTCAGGAGCTGCGGGAAGGACAGCGAGGCATCTGCACCTTTTCGCAGCTTCAGTAAAAGGGCCTTCATACGGTCATCGATCGGCTCTCCGGTCGCTCGAATGAACCGGGCAACAACCCTATTCGGAATAGACTTGTCGTTCATACCCTTACCCTCGAATAAGAAGTCTTAGACCGTGTCTATAGTTTACGAAACGGGGCCTCACCCATCCGATGTAAAGTTAACCCGTGCACGTCTTTGGGGTTACGAGCGGAGTAGCAGGCCCGAATGGCAGTGGCAACGGGGGCGGCGGCCGTAGAGAGGTTTGGAACGACCCCCTGGCCCTGTACGGCATTTTCGACCGCAAGGTTCTCTTAACGAACCTGACCAAACGGTCAGGTTCCTTTTCAGATTCTGATAGGTCACCTGAAGGCCGCGGTGTAATGTCTCGTGTATGCAAGTCTACGAACTTTTCCTTCCCGTATATAAGCGAGGCGATGATCTAGCCGAGAACATGGAACTGTCCAAGACGCCGCAGGAGGCGTTCCTTCTCATGGCCGAGCAATACGACGAGGCGGCTAAGATCTGTCGGGAGGTGGCGTCCTTGCTCGTCGAGACCTCCGAGGAGATCCACGTTGAGGCCGCGTCACATACGATCTGCCTCATCGCTTCCGAGAAAGCTGTCGAGTCCCTTCTCGCGGAGGATAAGGTTCGCCTCTATACGGAATCGAGCGAGGACGAGGACGAGGAGGACCCGTTCCGCGACGAAATCCTGCCCGAAAGCGCAAAGGGTATCTACCTGAACTCCCTGGGCGGCGCCTGGTACATTGACGGAGAGGGCAAGCCGCAGTTTACCACTACTCAGCAAGTTCAACCGGCTTTCCGTGAGTATGATGATGACGGGGCACGCCGAGATGCCGAAGATCTCCTTTTGGAGTCGGTGCGAGAGTCGGAGAGTATTGATTTCGGCGTCCGCGTCACTGACAAGGAAGGCCGTATAGGGCTCATTCTCTTCCTCCAGGAAGATCGGGCAGGAGCTTCAAAAATCGACTCTTAGATTCAGCGCTACTAGACTCCTTTTCCGTTGGTGAGATATGCCGAATAGCACCTCTCATACGCGGCACGAGATAGAGCGGAAGTTCTTGGTTCGTAAAAGTAAGTTGCCCGCCCTTGGGCAAGGTGCACGTATTATCCAAGGCTATCTGTCCCGCCGGCCTACGGTTAGGGTTCGTGTCACTACGAAAGCTGGTGTGGAGTCAGCGTGGATCACTATTAAGGGGAAGGGTGCGATCGTACGCCCCGAATACGAGTACGAGATCCCTGTGGGAGACGCTAAAGCACTGCTCAGGATGTGCACCTTCTCTCTGGAGAAGGTGCGCTACGAGATCCGCTACGAAGGCTGTGTATGGGAAGTGGACGAGTTCAGCGGCCCGCACAAGGGACTGTGGCTCGCAGAGTTGGAGCTAGAGAGCGTGTCTGAAAAGTTCCCGCTGCCTCCTTGGGCTGGGGAAGAGGTCAGCGATGACCCCCGCTATACCAATGCAGCCATGGCTGAGGCTGGTAAAGCTCCGTGAACTCATACCCACGGAGCTTTGACTTAAGACCCTTGTTCTACACGAAGGGCGGCTCAAACCTTTTGCGATTGCAATCCGCGTGGTACACACCCCCTCATGCCTAGAAGAGTACCGGGTGAGAAGGAGGGGAAAGACGATATAATGTCCTTTAATGGAGCTGTCGTAGAAGCCCTTCGAGGCTCAATGTTTCGAGTAAAGTGCGATAACGGCTTAGATGTCCTTGCCACTATTAGTGGGAGGATGCGGAAGAACTATATACGTATCCTTCCTGGAGACAAGGTGACTGTAGAGGTAAGTGCCTATGACCCTTCGAGGGGACGCATCACGTACCGTAGCAAATGAAGATCAGATGGGAACGAAACCAAAGAGTAAGAAGTCCTCGTCTAAGGCTTTAGTGAAAGTGGCTGAGCGGGTCTATGAACGGCCCAAATCGTCCAAGTCGCCTAAGCGACCGAAAGATTTGCCGCCCCAGAAAGAGTATCGCGTGTGCAGTCGCCTGTCGGGAGATAACCCCGCGAGGCTTCCAAAAATAAAGGTGGCGCAAGCACGGGGGAAGGCTGAAGCGAAAGCGCATACCCCGAAGCGTTTGAAGACCAAGCCAAAGAGAGTGACGAAGAAAGCGGCGGAATTCGAACCTGAGAGGGGCTCGGGTGTACGCTCCCTTCCCGCGGCACACAAGCCAACGCCAAAGTCTAGGTACTTAGCCTATATCCGCGGGTTTAGTCAGGGGGCGTCAGGCCGGCGTCGCGCAGAATCCGACAAGGATTTCGCGGACTATCTAACGGGCTACGAGGAAGGCATGGCGGCTCGTGATGCTGCTAGCGATGCTTATGCAAACGACGTGGGCTACAGACCCATCATACTGAAAGTTCAGGACCTTTAAGCATCACGGCATTGGGGGGCCCTTCGGTGTAGAAGGCTCTCCAATGCCAACGCTTGATGAAATCTACGCGAAGCTCAAAGCCGCCCGGGCATCGAAGACCATCGCCCTGAAGCCCTCTCCGATGCTTCGAGGGCAGATCAAGGCTCCAGACGGCTCAATGCAGCCGTTCCGGCTCCGCTACTACCAAGTTCAGGGTATCTACCACATGCTCTGGATGGATCGGATGGTCCTTGGGGATGCCTGTGGTATTGGCAAAACGATCGAAGCTCTTTCGACCCTCTGCTACCTATGGGACGGGAAGGCGCCCAGCCTACGAGCCATCGTGGTCGCGCCAAAGTCGGCTCTTCGTCAGTGGGATGGGGAACTAGATCGATTTGCGACAGGTGTTCGCACCTTCGTTGTACGCGGCAAGTTCGAAGAGCGCAAAGCCATCTATAAGGAATGGGCGTCCTCCCCTACCGGCGTGGGGAAGGGCAACGTTCTCATCATTAACTACGCCATTCTCGTCCGAGACTGGGACGCAGAGGGATTTCAACCTCTCCTCCCGAATGGGCACCCAGATCCAAAGAAACCCGTGACCCCAGGTGTCTTGGACGCCGCCACGCAGGACGCAGCAAACAGGGGAGGGCTAGTAACATATTTCGACGAGTGTTTTGATTACCACACCCCTATTCAGTTGGCAGGCGGTGGGAAAGAACTGATCGGACGCATCGCCACGAAGAGGCTTCCGGTCGAAGTGCTTTCGTGGAATTGGGAGTCGCAGCAGGTAGAGTCCAAACGCGTGGTCAACTGGTACCGCAACCCGCTCCGTCGCGGGCGTCGCGAAGCGATGCTGAAAGTACAGTCCAGGCTCTCAGGCGTTGTGAATGTCACGAAGAGCCACTATTTCTATCGGACTGATGGGAGCAAGATACGGGCAGGGGATCTGTCGGTAGGTGACTCAATCGCAACCTTGGTGACTAACGCCCCATCTCTTATACAGGAACAGATTGTTCTAGGCGGACTGCTTGGGGATGCCAGCGTATCGCATCCAACTAGGGATCTGTGGGATATCTGCTTTTCACAGTCTACTAAGCAAGAAGACTACCTCCGTTTCAAGTGCAGAATCCTTGCTCCGCTTGGAGTATCTGAAGTGTCCTTCTACCAGACGGAACTCCAATCCGGCACTCAGCAGATGTGTCGCTTCAGGGTGAACGGGAACGCCTTCCTGACTTCACATCTGCGCGCCAACCAATTCATAAGGGATTTCGGTAAGGCCATCACTCCAGACTTCCTAGATAGGCTGGGGCCTCTAGCACTGGCTGTTTGGTATGGAGATGACGGTTCCCTTTCCGAGTACGTTCGGAGGGATGGATCCGTATCGCGGCGTATTGTCCTGAACACGCAGGGATTCAAACGCGCAGAGGTCGAACTTCTGGCTGGGTACCTTCGTTGGAAGTGGGGTGTCGTAGCTCGTGTGAGGAAGGTTACCAATAAGAAGCGTCAATCCAGCTACCACACCCTCTATCTAAACAACCAGGCAGCTAACCGGTTTCTCACATTGCTCCCAGGTGCTCTCCCTGGTGTGGAATATAAGTTTCCCGGTATGACCCCTGTCGATTTCTCGCCCGATAGCACGACGCTGAGACAAACCATTGTGCGGGATGAGATCACCTCAATAGAACCTTGGATGCCGGCTGAGAAGCCACGACTTCAAAACCACTATGTCTACGACCTTGAGGTAGAGGACAACCACAACTACTTCGCAAACGGTGTCTTAGTTTCCAACTGCACGGCCTTTAAGAACCCCTCGACCAAGACTTGGCAGACGTGCCGCTTCCTATCGGATCGATCGGCCCGATGTTACGGCCTGACGGCAACTCTACTCAAGAACAACCTTCTCGAAGGGTTTGCGATCTACAACGTGATTCGGCCCGGGGTCTTCACGACGAAAACCAAGTTTATGAACGACTTCTGCGTCACGCAGCTACAGCCTATACCAGGCGGTCGTAAGGTTCTCGTCCCTGTAGGTTACAAGAACCTCGATGGGTTCCGGCAGAGGATTGATCCATTCTTCCTGGGCCGCGCGAAGCACGAGGTTTCAGACGAGTTGCCGAAGCTCATCACGAAAGTTGTATCTTTCGAGATGAATACGGCTGAGGAGGCCAAATACCGGGAGGCCCTTGAAGGGATCTTGGAACTCGGAGACGGGGAAACGAAAGAGTACCAAGAGTCCATCGCCTTTACCTCTCTCATCTACTGCCAGCAGATCGTGGATTCCCTTCACCTTCTCAAGTTTGAGGAAGGTCATGAGATCGATGTGGGCACCTTTGGTGATGAAAACATCGTCAAGGTGAAAGACCGGGGCTCGAAAGAGCAAGCCCTCGCGGACCTTCTCACCGAAGAACTCGATGAGGAGAAGGTGATCGTATACACCAGATTTGAGAAGCTTGTCGGTAGACTCCAGGCGATTCTCAAAGCTGAGGGCATCAAGAGCGTTCGGATCACGGGCAAGGAGAAAGCAGATCAGCGTCGAGAGGCTCAGGAACGCTTCCAGGACCACAAGTCTGACGTAAAGGTTGTGATTGTCACGGATGCCGCGAAGGAGGCCATCAACCTTCAGGCAGCGTCGGCGGAGGTCTTCTACGACAGCCCGTGGTCATGGGGTGACTACGTTCAGCTCTTAGGGCGTCCCATCCGAATCGGGTCTATTCATGATACGGTCGTGGCCTATCACCTCGTGGCAGAGCGCCCGTGGAGCAAATGCGCGGACCGCCGGACCATTGATCACGCTGTCCTGTCCCTGCTCGATGAGAAGAAGCACCTGGTCGACAAGGTGCTTGGGGAGTCTACGGTGGGAGCGCTTGATTTCGGGGGAGGCACGGGCAGCGCCACACGTGACTTATTGCGCCTCATGAAAGAGAGGATCAAGAATGCCCCGTGACGCAATATATAGCCAAATAGGTATTGAACGTGACCATCAGGATCGCCAGTGGGGTAATCTAACTCGGGATGATTATCATACGGCACATGGTCGAAAGCTTGGGACAAGAGCATGACCGCCAGTGACACAACCTCCGTCTGTTCGCTATGTGGCGGAACAGGTACCGTCGATGCTGACGACATGGGGGGCACTGAGTGTAGGTGTCTTCTCGCTAAGAGATTGATACGTCACCTTGGTCCGGAGATAGCGGGCGTCCCGTTCCCCAGAGAAAACTGGCAGAGCTTCCTCTTCACCCCTAAGGGCGAGGACTACACGATCCGTAACGTCGTATTTAAGGCGTACTGGCGCGATCTGCTTCCGCATCTCAAGTGGGCCCTTGGGTGCAAGGGCCCCATGTTCCGTTTCAAGATACTCACGGACGAAAAGCTACGGACTGTCTACGTGGGGGCAGAGAGTTATACATCTAGGCCACGTTCCAAACGGGATGATATGGCGACTAACAACTCCCTGAACGACATCCTAGGGGAGGAGATCGATCTCGTCATTATCCGCCTAGGCTTCCTGGGGTATAAGAACGTTGCGATGCCAGGGATCCTAAAAGAGTCGCTTATGCTCCGCGAGATCTCTCGCAAGCCTACTTGGATCGTGGAGTCCCCTGATGCGCCTCTTGTCCCAGGCCACTTCGCATACAGCGAAGACGTGTTCGAATACATCCTACAGCGCTTTACGAGCGTGAAGATATCTGAGTACGACGAGACTCGTGACGAAGGCATAAGCCCACAGAAGTACCCCCAAACGTCGCCACCTAAGTCTGTCGAGGACGTAGATATGTCCACCCCCGTGCACGAGGAAGAAGTGCCCGCAGAGGCTCTCGGGGAACCGCCCAAGAGAGAAACGGGTTTAGAGCGAACTCTTCGAGAGAGGCGGGTAGTGAAGGTCGTGCCTAAGTCCAATATCCACACGGATTTAGACCTCTCGTCGGTAGACGACACCACACTTGAGGGCATGGGTTTACCCTCGTTTAGCGGTGGCGGGGGGTATGGCAAGCGGAAAGGGAAATCCAAGTGAAGCCGATCCTACGCTCTGTCATCGACTTCGACGGGAAGATCTCGCAGGATAACCTGATCCTGAACCTCCAGCGTCTAGTCTCCTCTAAGTACGAGTGGACGAGACCCGATGACCAAAGGGTCTACAACTTTACCCTCTCATTTTTCCAGCAGCGCATGGAGGTTCCCTCCGCGCAAACATTGAAGGACTACTTCGAGCGCACAAAGGATATCGAGGCGGTCGAGCGGGTCAAAGACTTAGAAAACGTCTCCTCCTACATCCGAACGAACTTCGATGAGCTACTCAAGAACGCTCTCGAAGAGCAGCATCGCATCAAGGCCGTGGCACTCCTCAAGGAGTCTCAGGAGATCATCACCAAGGGCCTAGAGATCGAGGGTGAGCGCAAGCATGGGGTCCGGGAGGGCCTCCAGCACTTCGCGTCTCGTGCAAATGACCTCATCACGAGTGAGTACAACGCTCGTACGCGGGGAGACATCCGTGACGATGGTCAGGATGTTTGGAACGACTACGAGCAGGCTAAGGTCAATAAGGACAAGGTCTGGGGCAAGTTCACGGGCCTTAACAACATCGACAAGTGTTGCCACGGCGCTAAGAAGGGTGAACTTTGGGTCCACGCCGCCTTCCCTGGAGAGCTGAAGACCTCTTTGGCGATGAACTGGTGCTACAACCTCGTCACCAGGTACAAGACGAACGTATTCTACGTCAGCTTGGAGATGCCGTACGCGCAGCTACGCCGCATCGCGTATGTGATCCACTCGGCCAGCGCAAAGTGGCCCCTCGCCGGTTACGACAAGCCCCTCGACTACAGGAAGGTTCGAGATGGAATGCTCGACCCGAAGGAGGAGGCTTTCTACAAGGATGTCGTTGCCGACTTCCACCGGAACCCGGACTACTGCTCATTCGAGGTCTGGAGCCCTGACCGTGAAGTGAACATAGATGACATCCGCCTGGAGGCGGAGTTGCTCCATAAGCGTATGGAGGTCGGGCTGATCGTGCTGGACCACGGGATGCTCATCGAAGCCCGGAAGAAGAAGCGCTCCAAGGACTACGTAGTCGAATTGAACTCGGTCATCCGGGATTCAAAGAAGCTCGCCCTGCACTTTAACCAAGGCGAAGGGATTCCGGTTTTGATGCTTTTCCAGATTAACCGTCAGGGGAAGAACGAGGCGGATAAGAACGAGGGTCGCTACAAAATGAGCGCCCTGACGTACGCAAATGAGTGTTGCGCTGAAGGGACTCTGGTCAAGACCTTGCGCGGCCTACGTCCCATCGAGGATGTGAAGCCTGGGGATCGCGTTTGGAGCCATACGGGTTGGAAGGATGTGCTTGCACGCTACGACAATGGTGTTCGAGAGGTCTACGACCTCTGGACTAACAGGGGCCTTCGCATCCAAGTCACGGGCAACCATCGTGTTCGGGTGCTCAATGATGGCCGCGTCGAGTGGAAGCGCGTCGATGCCCTAACGCTGTCTGACCACCTGCTGTGTGACTTTGGGGCGCGTCCTTTTCCGACTACTGTGTCAGATCTGCCCCCTCTCGTGTTTGAGAAGCACGAGAAGCCGACTGGAAGGTACAAGACCCCCCTAACCGTGCCTGAGCGGATCACCCCCGATCTGGCCTATGTATTTGGGGCGCATATCGGAGATGGCACGTTTGAGCCCGGTATGGTGGGGTTCACGGGGAACTGTCGAGAATCGGCCGTGTTGGGTCGCCTAACCGCTGCCTTCACGAGCTGCTTCTCCCAAACGATTACGGTGTCGAAGGCCCCTTCTCGTCCCGGTAGCTTCGACATGCGGAAGTACAGCAAAGCGCTTCACAGGTGGTTCGATCAACTGCGCGTCAACCGGCAACCCGGGCTACCCCCATGCATTTTGGAAGCGCCTCGCGACTGTGTGAAGACGTTTCTTCGTGGCCTATGGGACACGGATGGTTCGATCAACAACCAGGGGATTCTAGCTATCGGTCTCAAAGGAACTCATGAGGCAACGCTTCGACAGACACAATTGTTGATGTCGGATCTCGGTATCGACACGACGCTTTCGTTTGGTCTTACGAAGCTGAGGGGTCAGGAGTTTGATCGTTGGGTCTTGCGCGTGCGATCACGTGAGGGGCGCACGCGCTTTGCCCGCCTGATCGGATTTACTGAACCCAAGAAGCAGGCCAAGCTCATGAGCTTTGTGGACTGCCACGCCACCTCTTGCAAAGCGGGAGACCGGACGGATTGGCCCGTAGGGTCTCTGTTTCGGTCGATCTTCGAGAGGTACGCGGGGCACGACTTCCCAAGAAAAGTTAGGAACGCTATCCATAAGCTGGCACGGCCAACGACGCTCGTGTCCGATGGAGCTGTCGCCGCACTGCTGAGGACGCTTCGGAACGAGCGGTCCGAGGAGCTTGACCTTCTACGCAGCCTCTTCACCTCTACCAAGCCCCAGCGCGTGGCTGTACTAGCTCGCTGGGGTAGCAGCCGCGTGTTTGACCTTGAGGTCACAGGCGATCATGAATACGCAACAGCGGGTTTTCTCTCGCACAACTGTGAAAAGTCAGCGGACATCATTACGACGACGTACTTGAACGAGGAGCACCGTAGGCTCGGTACGACGCTCCTGTGCAACCTTAAGAACCGCGACAACCCGATCTTTGAGCCCTTCCAGGCTGAGGTCAACTTCTCGTCGCGCCGGATCAGGAACCGCAACGAACTGAATACCATGGGGGGCCACGGTATGAGCACTGAAGAGCATCATGGCGTTTTCGATGCAATGGCAGGCATAATGAGTGGCGTGTGACCCATGGCCAGAGACTTCCAAGTAGAGGCTCGAAGAGAGGCGTTTCGCGAAGAAGCCGTCAAGCAATGGGTGCAAGAACGCATCAAGACCCTGCATGACAAGGTGACGGCGCATGACGTCCTCCGACGGTTTGGCGTAAAGTTACAGTACACGGCGGATCGAGCAGAACAGATCTCCTGTCCTTTCCATGGTGTCGATAATAGGCCCTCGGCGCGTGTGTACCCGGAGAGCGTCGAGGGCCCCTCTCATGTGTGGTGTTGGGTCTGCCGCGAACGGTGGGATTGCATCGGTCTATGGAAACGCCACACGGGATTCGAGGGGCGTTTCACAGCCCTTCTCCGTGACATCGAACGAGCGTTTGGGATCACACCGCCTGAAACCCCAGAGGGTATAGGGAACTACGAGCATGATGAGGATGCTGAAGAGGTAGCGGCTCTCTTCGATGTTTGCGAGAAGCGGCTCATGTCGGCCAAGGGAGCCTTTGACATGAAGGGGTTCTTGACCCTCGGACTCCTACTTGATCGGGTGCGGCACGACTTTAACAAAAAGCTTTTGCCCGCAACGGACGCAAAGATCTCTCTGCGAAAGATACTAGACAAGATTGGTGAGAAGGTGCGCTCGTGTCCCGACGAGTAGACGTGCCCACGAGAGAGATCGGCGTCCTTCCTCTCTATCTGATCTATAACGTGCAAGGCGTGTGGGAGAGCCGATGGAGGCCCTTGCAGGGTCATCCTGTCACTGAGCCTTTCACGGTCGTCCAGAAAGAACTCATCGAGCACGCGCTACTCGGTTTGACCTCGCCACTCGTGAAGGCACTCGGGCTCTTCCCAGCAGGATGCTTGCGTAAGTTGCCGCTTGAAGCGCGTGAGTGCGCCGTGCGACGTAGGTGCCCCTTTTTTAATAAGGCGGCCTGTACGCCTCTCACGTCGAAGATAATGCCCTGGTGCTACGAACCAGAAGGTATTGAAGCTGATTTGAAGCCGCTCGTGTCCGAAGTCATTGGGCTATGGCGCAGCGGTGTATATGTCACCCTCGTTTGCGAGGAGGCGTCATGAACGAAGACACTGAGATCCCGGATGACTTCTTCGATAACATGGGCAAGATTGGGGACAAGCCCGTGGAGGTGGTCACGCAGGATAGCGGCGATACCCCAGAATCTTTAGTGGCAGCCCCACCCATTCCAGCGAAGCCTTCCCGGGATACGGCCCTCCCCTTCGATGATGACGACCCTAATGCAGCCGACAGCTTCTTTGCAGAGGTCCGGGTTGAGCGTGAGATCAAGGCGGATGTAAAGCCTTGGATGAAGCACCACGAGTTTATCGTGGTAAAGACGATCCCTGAATTGGAAGCCATCCTTGAGGAGGCTTTCAAAACGAAGCGCTGTGCACTGGACCTGGAAACCCAGGGACTAGACAGCCGGATCGAATACGACGAAGAAGGTCGCCCGAAGACGAAGCACCAGATCGTCGGGTACTGTCTATCCCCCGGGGACGGAAAGAAGGGCTATTATGTCCCGGTCAGACATCGCCCACGTGACGGGGGGCCTGGAGATAACCTCCCTCTAGAAGAGGTCGACGCGCTCATCACGAAGCTATGCCGAGCGTCACAGCCTACGCCAGAGGACGGTGAGGTGGATCCTCTAGGGTTCGTTCGCATGAAGACGCCACCGAGCGTCATCTTGTATTTCTGGAACGCTAAGTTCGATCAAGAGTTCTTGTACCCCGTGACGGGAATCGACTTCTGGCATCCTGAGTCCTTCGAGGACGGTCTTCTCGCTGCGTTCGTCCTTTACACGGACGATGAACTTGGTTTGAAGGCCAAGGCAGAGTCCCTTTTGAAGGACCCGGAGGGGAATCCCTATGAGATGATCAAGTTCAAGGACTTGTTCGTCAAGGGCCGGGCTTTGCAGTTCGACCAGCTATCGCCTGAAGAAGCGCGTTATTACGCCTGTTCAGACGCGATATGCACGAACCTACTCTGTCAGCTCGATACGATCATCCCTGCGGTGCGGAAGCGAATTAACCTGACCGCGACGTACCGGATCGAGAAGCAGGTCATCCAGGTCACGCGCGTTATGGAGCGTAACCGGGTCAAAGTAGATCGTGAGCGCCTACGCAACCTTCTCAATAAGCATTTTGAGAGGAGGGAGGCGGTACGTGCTCAGATCGTCGAACTAGCCGAGAAGCGTGGTTTCAAGGGCTTCGAGCCTGGCTCGTCGAAGCAGCTATCCGACTTCCTCTTCGGGGAGAAGGGCCTCGATATCAAGCTCACGAAAGAGCACCCGGATTTCCCTGGGGGTAAGCCTCAGATCCTTCAGGCGTCGAAGCAGTACAAGACTGATGCTTCAACGATTGAGCAGCTCGTCAACGAGATGGGCAGGGATAACGCCCCTGCGGTTCTTAACCAGATGATCGAGTGGCGCGAGCACGACAAGATCATTGGCACTTATCTAGAGAAGCTCGTCAATAACCCAGACAAGAATGACGAGTTACGGTTCAACTTCAAGGAAACTGGCGCCGCCACGGGTCGTTTCAGCGCGCCGCAGGGAGATTCGACACAGGGATACTCGGGAGTCCCCGTCCACGGGATTCCTGGGGATTCTGACATGCGTCAAGCGTTTATCGCGCGCGAAGGCTACACGATGGTCAAGTCCGACTACGCGGGCCAGGAGCTTCGCATCGCGGCGAACGTTTCCGGGGAGCCCGTGTGGATCGATGAGTTCCTTCGCCCGGGCGGTGGAGATCTCCACACCATCACGGCACGTGCGTTCTTTAGCACGGAAAAGCCCACCCCAGAGCAGCGGAAGATGGCGAAGATCGCCAACTTCGCCCTTGTCTATGGCGGTGGACCCGCGGCCATTATGCGAGCCACGGGATGCGACCGCACAGAAGCTACGCGAAGGAAGCAAGCCTTCGATAAAGCCCTACCTGTCTTTGCGGCTTGGGTCAAGGGGCAGCACAAGAAGGTCAAGGAGGATCGTGGGATCACGAATCCCTTTGGTCGTTGGATTGCTATCCCGGACGCGGCTGCCAAGGCCGGTGATGTCGTACACGGAAAGCTACTCCTCGAAGAGGATGCGAAGAAGATCCGGGCTGCCTGCGAACGTCACTCGACGAACTACCCTATCCAGTCTAGCGGCGCCGACATTATGAAGATCGCCCTCGTCAAGCTCCACAAGGAGTTTCACGTGCGCGGTTGGCTCCGCAACGGTGGGGATGACTCGATTCGTATGCTCCTCACGGTCCATGACGAAATCGTATTCGAGATCCGTCACGATCGTATGGAAGAGGCGATCCCCCTCATCATTGAGGGCATGGCCTACCCAGGAAAGGTGCCGCGCCTGCCCTTTTCTCCCCCTTGGCGCATCCCTCTTATCGTCGAGCCTCTCATTGGTGATTCGTGGGGCGGTAAGTATAACTGGGAAATGATGACGCTCGGTAAGGAAGGCGTTATCGCGGACATGAAGCTCAAGGAGCATGAGATCCCATATCACATCGAAATGAATGGGCGTGTGTACCACAAGATCCCGCCGTGGCTCGAAGGTCACGTCAAGCCTGGATGGGAGCGCCCCCACGAGGAAAGCCCTAAGAAGAGCCTTCTCCGCACGGTCGGCGGCCTCCCGTCTCGCCCTCCGGGAGGGTCCAACGGTTCCGTGAGGTCCTCAAACGGTGGGGATTCTGGAGGGCTCAATGGGGTTTCTGTGCGGGCAGCGATCCCCCCTCCGCCTTTGAAGCCCTCCTTCTCGTCAGCGACAGCGCCCGCGGCCTCACATCTTTCTGGGAACAAGGTTGTTCGATTCATGATCGAGAAGCTCAGCAATGCCACGGTGAGGACAGTCTATCAGCTTGTGGCGAAGTGCCACGAGTTCAATGGGCCCGTGCTGGTTCTCACCCACGCCACTTCTCAGGAGACGTTGATCGATGCGTCCTTGGGGATCCGCGTGGATCCCGTAAAGTTTGCGGATTCCCTCAAAGAATACACCTTGTCAGACGGGCGGTACGACACGGGGCCTTATCAGAAAGCTATTGGTGCAAATGGATAATCGGCGCGATCTGTACGGAGAATGCAATCTCGATGGGGCGCCTCTTGATGCGTTCGTGGAGGGGTGCTGCAAGAAGTGCATGAACCCCGACTGTTCTCGTAGCCGGTGGGGCACAAGTCGTTTTGAGCGGCGTGTCACTTCATGGGAGGACCGTCTCTTCCTGAAGGTCCCTCGTATGGCCCCTGGAGACCCGCGGTACCCGGCACTCACCGCCCAAGGGTTCATGACGATTGATGTATCAGCCGTGCCTACAGTCGGTGCAGGATGGGACGACCCAAGGGACCTGGCCGTCGCAGCTCCGGCGCCTACCCCTCCGCCCCCTCCTGTAGAAGCCGCTCCCGTACCGCCTGGGCGGCCTCCTGGCTTCCCCATGCAGCGAAATGAGTCGGAGGCTGCTCCTACGCCGGAGGCTGCTCCTACGCCGGAGGCTGCTCCTACGCCGGAGGTAGGGGTCACGAAACCGCAAGTGGTGAATGCTCTGCCTGTTGAGGTGGCCTCTCCCAGCCCGTCACCCCCGGCAGGGGCGGCGCCCATGGTGAACACCCCGTTCCAAGGAGGTCGTATGTTGCAGGGGGCTCCCACATCTTCTTCCCAGGGAGGGCAGGGGGATCGCTGGAGTGTCCCTTCACCCCAGGTCCAAAGCCCCGTCCCGAGCGGGATTAAGGTGGTTCCGCGGGGGGCAAAAATTCGTCTAGGGGGGGAGTAAGCTGTTCCGGTGTAAGGAACGGTCAAGGAGTGCCTATGATCGTCAAAGCTACCATTAAGCCCAATGGAGAGGTCCTCACCGAGGTGATCGACCGTCAACAAGACCTGTGCAGCAAGGTCTATCAGGTCACCAACGCTCTCGGCCGTCAGTTATCCGATGAGGACACGGGCCCCGAGTGCGACACCGTTCGAGAAGTCACCAGCGAGTAAGGAGCCGTTATGAGTAAGAGGGTCACTACACTAACCGAGATTAAGGACAGGGCCATTGCAGAGAAGGCTCTCCGGGACGCAGGCGTCGCATTTCGATCTGACGCCCATATGATTCACATCAACTCCGGTGACCTCTCCGGGGTGAGCATCAATCTCTCGACCGGAGACGTTACTGGGGACGAGGATTATCACTCTAAGTCTAAGATGGGGAAGCTCCGCCAGCTCTACTCGGAGGCCAAGCTCCGCATCGAGATCGTTAAGCAAGGGGGCAGCGTTCAGTCCATGAAGGCGTTGGCGAACGGCGACGTGGAGCTTCTGTACCAGATCGGTTGAGACCCTAAGACGAGATAACCCCTTGCCCTCGGGGTTATCTCGTCCTCTATACTTAGATGAGGATTGGATGATCACGGATCTGCTCTTCCAAATCAAGAGCTTGTCACGCGCCATTTACTATGTGACCGATGAAGAGGACCGTCTTCTTCTCGAATTGTCCAAGGAACTTGGCGAAGGCAGCGAGCGTGCTTGGGTTTTCAATTCAGCGATGGGGCTCCGCAAGATCAAGGAGTACATCGAGGACTGGACGACCAGGGCGCACGCTGTCAACGACAAGCAACGGGACATCCACGAAGCCCTCATCCAAGTTTACCGGGACGATCCTAAGAAGCATGTCAACTTCTACATCTTCACGGACGCAGAGCATTACCTCCGAGAGACTATGGTGCAGCGTAGGATCCTTAATATCCTGCACCAGTCCAACGAACTGAAGTATGTCAAGATTCTCATCTTCATCGGGACTCGCAAGTTCCTCCCGATCAATTTGGCGCGCTACTTCCAGGTCGTTCAGGACAAAGGGCTCGCGGCCGAAGAGATCACCTCTCTCGTGGGGGATATCTCGACGCACCTACAGATGCCGCCCCCAGTGGAGTCCGACAAGATCTTCAAGGGGTTCACTTCTTTTGAGATCAAGTCCGCGATCTCTCAGTCGATCATCAAGACGAAGGGCCGCGGGCGAGAGGGCGCTCGCATCGACCCTGCTTTAATCACGGACTTCAAGCGTCAACAGCTCACGAAGACGGAGCTGGTCCAGTACATCGACACGTCAAAGTTCTCATTCAAAGATGTGGGCGGTATTCAACGATTCAAGGAATGGGCTTCCCGAACGAAGGCGTGCTGGACTCCAGAGGGTCGGGCGTTCGGCTTGAGACCCCCGAAGGGGGTTCTATGTGTCGGTTTGTGGGGGTGCGGTAAGAGCCTCGCAACGAAGGCTATGGGGCACGCCTGGCAGCTTCCCGTCGTACAGCTAGAGATGGGGCGCCTTCGGTCAAATCAGGTCGGTGAGTCCGAAGCCAACGCTTATCGGGCGCTGCGCATCATCGAGTCCGTCGCCCCATGCGTGGTCTGGGCGGACGAAGCCGAGAAGAGCCTGTCGGGTGCTCATTCTAGCTCGCATAGCGACGCTGGAACCACCTCACGTATGATCGGCATCCTATCCACCTGGCTCCAAGAGACGGATGCCCCGGTGTGCTTCGCCATGACAGCCAACTCGCTTCAGACGCTTCCCGTTGAGTTCGTCAATCGTCTCGACGAACGCTTCTTCTTCGACCTCCCATCCGAAGAGGACCGGGTAGACATCCTGAAGATCCACCTGCGAAAGATGAACCAAGACCCGTCCCGCTTTGAGTTGGTGGAGCTAGCGGACAAAGCCAAGCATATGGTCGGGCGAGAGATCGAGCAAGCCATAGGCGCGGCGATGATCGAATCGTTTCACGCGGGCAAGCCTTCTCTGGATCAAGACATCCTGATTGAGATCCTTATGCGCAAGCCTCGCATTGTGAAGACGATGGTCGAGGAGATTCGTCACGTTCGGGATTGGGTCGGGTGGGATGCGGAAACGAACGATGGGATTCGAGCCCGTTTCGCGGCTCCTCCAAATAAGAAGGAAGGCATCTTCAACTTTGTTGAAGAGGGCGGAAAGGAAATATGACCACCGAAGCCCTCGCTCGTATCGAGATCCACGTACACTCCCTTGCGAAGCCATCGGCGGAAGGTCTGCTACATGCGCGTCAAGCCATAGGCAAGAACCAAGAGTTACGGGAGGTATTCCTCAAGGCTCGTGAGGATGCATCGACAGCCCCGGCTCTTGCCGAATGCCTCCAGCCTCTTCTGACCAAGGTTCTGGGGACGGACGCCACTGAAGAAGCCCGTTACCTCGCTGACGAGTACGTTCAAGCGGGGAACGCTGTCCTCATTATTTCTCGCGAAACCGGACGGGCCGTTGCAAAGGTCACGGACGAGGACCTATGGGTACCGAAGGTGCCCCCGCGTCACGTGATGGTCAAGGGCCAGTCTGGTGACGCGAAGACTATGGCGCCAAGGTTACGCCCTGAGATTGAGGGATTCCTTGTCCAACGGATGTTTGACGAGGAGCGGGAGCAAAATCTGTTCTTCGACATGATGACGAAGGTCGAAGCAACAGCTCTCATAGGGCCTGAGAGCGATCGGCGCCTGCTTCCCGTGACCAGGAAGGGGCGTAAGACAGCCCTCGAAGAGATCCGGGCGGCCCTCCCAGATCTCCTTCCGACCGGCGCTCTAGGGGCGTCTAGGCAGTTTCTCGACTGCTTTGATTTCGTGACTTCCGAGTGTTCCCCGACGGGCCTCCTTCGCCTGTCTGGTGTTGCAGAGACGCATGTCTCAGTGCCTATACAGGACCCCAAGGCGTTTAATCTTCGCCACGATGTTCCAACACGTTTGCTTGCAGTCATCGCGGCTCGATGGTCGCGGCTCATTGCATCGGCTCTAGTTGGGGCAGTTCAACCCACGGCGGCAGAAGGTGCCCATGGGTGTGCTGTGTGGCTCGCTCCTTCGACTCACGCCGAGGGACTCAAAAGTCGTGCCCCCGTACTCGTAATCGATGGAGGACAGGCACTCGGCCTACGTGCAAAGGCGGGCAGCGTTCTCTTGGAGCGGGCAGCGGTCAAGTGTATGGCTCGTGAGGTCCATGACCGCTGGGATGTGGGAGCGTCGATTCCCTACACATTGTGGGTGAACCCTAAGCACGTCTTCCAAGCACCCGCTGTGGAGATCCAAACTAACTTCATTGCCGAGGTCGTGTAATGGCCCAGTTCTACTCGTTCGTTGTATGGTCTCCTGGAGAGGTGCCCGTGCCCGAAGCAATGACTCTCTTGGAGTACGGGTCCAACACGTTCAACGTTGTGGTCAAAAACCTAGACGAATTCAAGTCCTATCTGGAAGGGCAGGGCGTCAAGATCCATCAATGCAACTCTCTTGATGAATTCGCAGAGAGCGAGATCCCGATCGCCTATGACCTTCTCCCAGGTGAGAAACTACAGGGATTGTTGCCAGGAGAGCTTGAAAATGACAGATTCGAGGCCCCCTCCTGAAATTCTACGAAAGCGGGTTGTGGAGATTGTGAACCGTCTTGGAAAGCCCGCGCTGATAGGTATAGTCGCCGTCCAACTTGGATGGTGGGCAACGCTGGATGAAACTGAAGCCCTTCTCGATGACCTAGTTCGAGAAGGGCTTTTGCGTAGGCTCACCCCTGATGAAGAAAAGGCGTGTTGTATGAGACACGCCTATGTTTTGGCCGATGTAGATAAGGCTCACAAGATGGTCTATTGACTGTCTAGGGTGGACCGAATGCAAAGACTTAGAGCCTTGTGTGACGTGGACGAGGTATTGGGTGACTTTCAATCTCCGGCATCAGAGGTCATGGCCCGTGTAACTCAACGACCTTACAATCCGGACGGTATCAGATGGGACCTATTCGCGGACCTCTCCAGAGACGAGCTGAAGGCTGTCTTCGCAGAGATAGAGCGGCCTGGCTGGTGCTCTGCTATACAGCCTAAACCAGGAGCAGTGGAGTTCATCAACGAACTGCGCACTATCTGCGATGTGTTTGTGGTGACCTCTCCGTTCCACAGTAAAACGTGGGTCCACGAACGGGACGCCTGGCTGGAAGAACGATTCGGATTTAAGAGGCACGAGATTGTTTACACGAAGGCAAAGCACCTTGTGGTGGGTGACGTCTTCCTCGACGACAATCCGAAGCATGTAGACGAATGGCGAGCAGCGCACCCAGGGAAGCTCGGCCTCTTGTGGCATATCCCGAACACACGCCTGATCCCCCATCAGCATAGGGTTCACACGTGGCAAGAAGTCCTCGACAAGGTGCGCCAGTTTGCAAAGTTCCCCTCGGTTTACGACCTCTTACGTAAAGCTGAGTGGCGCTACGCGGAAATGGCCAACGCCCTCGGTATGGAGAAGGTCTGTCTTGACTGTGGGCCAGCGGGGCCGGGCGCGGGGCACAAGGACGGATGTGCGGTCGATGCCATCCTGACCTCGGTGTATGGGACGGACCGAGGTTCCTGATCAGGCAGCCAATGGGGCGTTTCGTGGATTTGACCGGCCGTCGTTTCGGCCGCCTTGTTGTACTTCAACGAGTGGGTTCGACCCACGGCGGGTCTGCACTGACTGTAATAGTTACAAGGGCGATCGTACCTACGATGCCTTCCTAACCCTCATCTCTAAGATTCACAACCATAAGGTGGCAAATGAAGCTCAAAGTCATAGATAACCTGTCCCCTGAAGACGTGGCCATGTTGCAGGCCCTCTATTCGAGGAGCGCCGAGTCTGTAGATGTTCATCTTGCGAAGGTCCGCGCTTCGGATTCAGGTAAGTTTATGGAGCGCTTCTACGTTGGGTACGGCCACAAAAGCATCGCCGACTGTGGATCTACGACCATCTTCATCGAGGATGTGAGCATACTTGCGGCTAAAGCAATACAGGACTGGCCCTTGTATAGTGGGCAAGAAACTTCTACTCGTTATGTGGAGATGGCCACAAGGGCCATCGTAGATCCCGTCGGGTCAACGCAGTCGAAGGCTATCCTGGACCGCTGGATGAACTTCTACGTGTCGAACCAGGACCGGGTGGCGGCCCACGTTCGAGCGAAGCACCCGAAGCGTGCCGACGAGAAAGAGGACGTGTACGAGCGTGCCGTGAAAGCCCGTACCTTCGACATCCTTCGCGCCTTCCTACCCGCGGGCATCACGACGCAGCTCTCATGGCATACGAATCTGAGGCAGGCGGGCGACCACCTGGTGCTTCTAGCGAAGCATCCCTCTGCGGAGATCCGTGACCTGGCTGTCTCTCTGCGAGGGCTCCTCGGAGAGCAATACCCGTCGAGTGGACTTGGGTTGAGCCTAGCTTCCGTGAGCGGCGTTGGGAACTCGACGGGGGCGCAGGAGCGGGAGGCATGGGAAAGTGGGCTCGCGTCGGAGTATACCTACCCATTCGTCAACGCACGAGTCTTCCGATCCTCCGTCGATCAGGAGGAGCTTGGTGCCTATACAGCGACGCTCAAGTCTCGGCCTCGGGGCTCTGTGCTCCCGCACTTTCTCTCAGACCTAGGGCAGATCAAGTACGGCAGTACGATTGATTTCGGCTCGTTCCGGGACATTCAGAGACATCGGAACGGTGTTTGCCGGATGCCCCTACTCACCACGGAGTATGGGTTCGAGCCCTGGTACACTAGCCAGCTCGATGAAGCGTTGATTCGGGAAGCGGAGGCGCTCATCGCGGAACAGACCGCGGCGATAAATGCCGCGTCGGAGGACCCCGTGGTGCGTCAGTATTACACGGCGCTGGGCTTCATCGTCCCTTGCCAGGTGACCTACGGTCTCCCCGCGGCCATATACGTGATGGAGCTTCGCTCGGGTAAGACCGTGCACCCGACGCTCCGACGCTTTATCGCGGGCATGATTCGTCAATTCGAGGCGGAGTTCCCCTACGTGAAGCTCCACGTGGATAAGGACCCCGACGACTGGGACGTGCGCCGAGGGACGCAGACGATCGTCGCGCGGGAGTTGCACGCCCCATGAAACTCGTGAAGGCCAACGCAAAAGACGGCGCCTGGCTCAAAGATCTTGAAAAGGAGATATGGCCCACACCTCCAGCCCCACCTCCCGAGAAGCGGGATTCTGTTGCCCCCGTACCTCCACTCTCTGAGGAGAACAGGAAGTGGATGCAGGATTTGGAGAAGGAGCTATGGCCCAAGAGCCATAAGAACGGCGTCGTTTCTCTGAAAGCTTACCGGTTCCTCACGGAGGGCGAGCTAGAGCACTTGACGAGCATTCTTGAAAGCGGCTCTGTCGTGGTGGAGATGATCTGTACGAATATGTTCGGGGGTTACGGTATTCGGATCTACGAGCACGAGCCTTACCCGCACGTGGGACCGCAATTCATCCTCTGCGTAATCGAAGACCATCTACCCCTCTCGGATGGTCGAAAAGCGCGGCCGGGGGGGCACCACAAGCTTGACGACGAGGATCACGTTCCCGGATCTGGTTCGACGCGTGCGTGGGAGTACTTTTCGAAATACACGCACACGAAGTCCATGAAGGCTATGTGCGAGCACTACAAGTTGAACAAACCGGAAGAGCGCTCCTACTATGATTATTGACGAGGCATCCTAAATGAGCGGTACACATCTTTTCGCTGTGCAGGCCCTAAAAGGGGACTCTCGCGCGAGTGTAGCAAAGACCATCTTCGATAAAGCACGTGCTCGAACGATTGGTTTCGCAGCCTTGGAGTTCATGGATGAGTTCACCGTAGGGTCCCATCGGTTTCTACGGTTCCGAATAGATGTCGATCCTTCCCCTATACTCAACGATCTTCTTTCCGAGAGAGGCGTGATCGGACGGTCCGGCTCGTATAAAGTGAGGTTCCCGTCAGGACGTACGGCGGACATTTCGCATACGACAATGCAGAGCGAACCCCGGGCGCTGTACGTGTTTCGTGGAACCAATAGCAAGCACTGGGAGAGGCAATTCGCCGACCTCTCTTAGATTTCTTATGCACAGGTAGGTGAAGGGAGAGCCTACCTCATGTTTTTCATTATGGCCGCGGATAGACCCTTAGGTGGGACGGATGCTGATTTGCCTCGTTACGAGGCCCTCCTCGATTCGCTTAACGAGCTGGACTTGCGTCCGCCGTCCACGAGCGACGCCTATTGGGAGCGTATCCGTGACCGTTTACTGTCGTACTCGGTCAGTCAGGAACTCCCTAAGGCCATCAAAGAGTGGGCTCGAAAGGGAATGCCTACGGAAGAGCCGGGATCGCACTGTGAACTTTGCGACAAGTTTCCGATTACGTGGAAGTTCCCCATCTATAATAAGGCCCGCCGCAAGACCATCAACATCGGGTCAGAGTGCATTGTCAATTTTACGCACATCCGGTTCCAGTCAGATCTCGACACGATTAAGGTTCTGACCCTAGGTGAGATCAAGAACATCCGCCGTAGGCGCGAGAAGAAAAAGACTCGGACCCGAGAAGAGAACGAGTCCGATGACCTGCTCGACCTAGAGCGAGCGATCAAAGACTTCGTACGCATTGCCGGGACGGGAGAGGACTTTCCCATCCTGAAGCACATGTATGCGATGAACGACATCCTCAGGGTTTTGAAGCTCCTTGGAGTGAAGTCCCCGGCGGTGGTATCGGGCGACAAGGCCCTCATGGCTTGCGTATCGATCAAGCACCTAGCGACACCTCTCGGGATAACCGGCAACCAGGATCTCGGTATCGTGGAGCTAGCCCGAGAGATCATCCACAGGAGGAACTTGCGGAGCCGGAAACAGCTCCTCCAGTCACTTCGGGATCACCTGATCACTGTCTTCAAGCCTGTCCCGAACGAGGCCCTCATCCGCCTTTACGACGAGTTCGATGACAAGCGTCGCACCATGGTTTCAGACGTCCGCGCGAAGAAGGTAGCCTTCGACGAGAAGATGCGGGCCAAGTATCAGGACTTTTCGAAATTCGTAGATCGATACGAGCACCTCCAGTTCACACTCGAAGCGGGCCTCACGGCGGCCCGCAAAGAGACCGAGGCTCGGGTCCAGAAATACGAAGCCCTTGTCATGGATAAGGGCCTCATAGCCCGTCTAACGCCGATGAGTGGGGCCGCAGTCCCACAGATGTTCGATACATCTGCGTTGTTTCCGGAGGTGGAGCTTCGCCGCTTTCCTTCGGCTCTGACGAAAGCCGCGGCCAGCTTGGCGGACTTCCTTTATGCAGTCCGCCATGGAGATGACAAGCGGGTGGTGAGTGCTCTAGCCGATAAGTTCAACCGTCCCATTCAGGACGTAGCGGGTGTGCAAGCCGCTCTACTGCAAGCAGCAGACGATAACATCGTTCTGCCTGAATCCCGTGGAACGAAGACGATCGACGACTTCATCGAACTTATGGAACTACAGTCCCCGGCCGTCGTGCGTCTTCTCATCAAAGAGGTCGATGACCTTTCAAATGTCCGCTTTGGGGAGGCTCTCCTGTTTGACAGGATGCAGAAAGAGCTAGGCTTCGACGTGGAGGATACGTTCCGGTACTTTGATGCCTATAACGACGCGGACGCAAAGGCGTGCCGGAAGCTTGTGTCGAACTTCCAGGTAGGCAGGAAGCCGGGACCTGACGAGTTGAGGATCTTCCTTGATCGGCGCACGTCGAAGCCGGCCAAGCCAAAGCTAAGTATGCTCGACCAGATCCGAGCGGAGATTGGATCTGATATCGGGTGGGTCATCAAGCAGGCGCGCAGGATGGCGCTCGCAGCTCTCTGGAGGGTCGCATGATCCCTTATGGGATAGTGTACCTGCTCACAAACACGGTGAGTAAAAAGGTTTACGTGGGGCAGACCACCAAGTCCTTGATGGCTAGGTGGGGGCAGCATGTGAGAGCAGCCAAGACCCACTCTCCAGCCCCCGTGCATAGGGCTATCAGGAAGCACCAAGCCGTGGCGTTCAAGGTAGAAATACTGGAGCAGTGCCCAGATCAAAACATCCTGAACCAAGCCGAGGCTAGATGGATCGCCTTCTATCAAAGCGATCGATTGATCAGCGGGTATAACTGCACCAGCGGCGGGGATGTGGCGTACACTTTCACCACCGACGCCAAGAAACGAATCTCCGTTACACAGCGACGACGCCTCGCCGATCCGTGTGTCCGGCAGGCCATGTCGGACCTCAGTCGCGCGCAGTGGCAGGACCCGTCCTTCCGTAAACTAAAGTCAGAGCAGGCATCGACCCAGTGGGCGACCCCCTCCATGCGCAGGATCCTGTCGGATAAACAGCGGGCTTATTTCGCAGCACACCCAGAAGCCAAAAATACCCTTAGCAATTACAACAAGTCCCCGGCTGGGCGAGAGGCCAAGTCCAAGTCACGCAAAGCCTTCTTTAAGGCAAACCCACAGGTTTGCGACACGTTCCGAGAGGTTCAGTTGGCACGTCAGCGTAAGCTCCACGGAGCGTCTAAGCCAGACCTTGTACTTGCTGCTATCGAAGCGGGGGCTGTCACATTAGACATCTCCATGGCTACAGGGCTACCCGTTCGCAGCGTGCGAGAAGTTCTCGGGCGCTATCAACGGAGAGGGTTGATCCGGTCTCGGGCACTGTTTCCCAATGAGCGGCCTGAAATTGAAGGAAACGCCAGGAATAGAACCCGCGTCTGGTTCAAGGAGAGTGAGTGATGCCCCGCGTCGCCGCAGTTCAGTTTGCTCCTATCTTTGGGGACAAGACGGCCAACCTTCGGCGCATGGCCCTGCTCGTTGCGGAGGCCGCCGGCAAGGGTGCCGAGCTGATCGTCTTCCCTGAGCTGGCGACGACGGGCTACTCGCTCATGGGCATGAACGACGCCGTGCGGTTCGGTGAGTTCATCGTCCCTGACGCCTTCGTCTACAACGTCGCGGACACGACGCCTCCTGTTGACCCGTGCCCAACGATGCGCGTGATGCGTGCTCTGGCCTTGAAGTACAAGGTCCACCTCGTCTGGGGCATGGTGGAGAACCAGGTCGGGACGGAGAACTACTACAATAGCCAGGTTTACCTCGGACCGGACCTCAAAATGGAGTCGTACCGCAAAGTCAACTTGTGGGGTAACGACTACTTATGGGCGCAAGAGGGTCGGGGGAATCCGCCAATCATCAACGCGATGTTCTCTACGGGGATGAAGCGCCTGGGCCTTCTGATCTGCCGTGATGTGCGCGACAAGAAGGACGACAACTGGAAGTCCTTTTACGAGAAGGGCGATGCAGACATCGTGGCGTTCTCCGCCAACTGGGGCGACGGTGGCTTCCCTGCGGTCGCGTGGATGGACTTCGCGAAGGAGAACAACGTGTCTCTCGTTGTCTCGAACCGCTACGGGCAGGAGACGTGCAACAACTTCGGTGAAGGCGGCGTCTGCGTCGTCGAGCCCAAGGGGAAGGTCCACTGCGAAGGGCTCAAGTGGAACGCGGACTGCATCGTCTATGCGGAGATCCCGTGAAGCCCCGTTTCGTTGTACGCGGCTTTGCACAAGTGACCCAGGTCCCCTACGAATGATCGAGGCTGAGGCTGCCCAAGAAGTCGTCAGATGGCCTTCTTGGGCAAAGCCGTTAGTCGTCTTCGATGATGGTGAACACGAAGCGCTCTCCGTAGTCCCGCTGAAGCGCCTTAATGATCGAAGCGGGCGTCAAGATCTCGACGCTCGTTGGCCTAGGGTGTTCAGAGGGTCGGAGGACAATCTTTTCTAGGCACCCGAGTAACTTGCGAGGCCAATCGCAGGGGAGGGTCTTATAGTGTCCTTTCCTAACTTCAACGGCCACTACACGAATTGGATCGACAGGCGCCCTTTGGGCTTTCCGTATCGCGGTCATGCTGCCCTCCCGAGCTACGGTTCTTCCGCTTGAAGCAACGGAATAGGAGGAATTAACTTCGGCCCGGAGGCTTGAGAGGTAGTTTGCCTTCCCACAGAAGGGTAGTTGTCTGAGCACTTACGCGCTTAGGCGCGGGTCTTGGTGGCAAGGGCTTTCCGTGGAGGTCTAGGTCTGTGTAGCGCTTCTCGACCCAGAGACGCTGTTGCTTGGAGAGTCCGACCATCCTTCCTCTCTCCAGGTCATCGTACATATTTTGAAACGCTTTCCTCTCGCCCATTGTGAGCTTCTTGGTGCTGAGTAGGGCCCATAGCATCGTGAGGTCAGTCGGCTTCATCTGGTCCCACTACACGGCTTTGCCCAAAAAGTCATTTGTGAAGACTTTCGAGGCTTCGGCCAGACTTCATCAACGTCTTAGATCTCTCAACGAGATCTATTCCTCAGAAGTCGTGATACCCCGCCCCAGCCGAGCGGTACTGACCGTTTTTTACTGTTCTTTCAGAGTCCAGCTTCTCCCGCTTTGACTCCTAGACCCCTCAAAGGGGATCAACGATCTCATGTTGACGCTTCTCAGATTTTACCCCACAGAAGACTTCCCGTGGGAACCAGATACCTTCTCAAATCAACGATCGTCCCCGGAGGAAATACGTCAAACCTCCAGGTAACCCACCCCTCTAAAGGGACACACGGGGGATGCCAAGAAAGACTTTTTGGGCTTTGTCCGGTAAGTCCCGGTTGTCCGCCAAATGGCGGAGCTGCCTGAAAGATGCTCTGAGCGGGCTTTGCCCAAAGAGTGTGCCAAAGGATTTATCAGGCAAAGCGTCTCTTTTGGTGTAGCTTTCACGGACGGGCAATGCTCATCGACTTCACAGGTCGGTCAGTTCGGGTCGACGCTACAGATCGACCCTACATGCTGACGCTTCGAGCAGCCTCCTCACAGGATTTCTCTGCTCAAGTTGTCCAGGGTGTGCATGATGATAGGGGTCGTGTGGATGGCGGGCTTCTTCCCGATGAGGAATGGGAAGACGACGACAGGACCACCTTCAAACGCTTTCGTGAGTGGTCTTTATGGCAGGGTGTTTTCGATGATCTGCCCTACGACGGAAAGTACACCTTTACCGTCGAGAGCGCCTATTTGATTGACGGAGAGAGTGATCCCCTTCTACGAGTCGTTGAGATCTCACTGAGCCCCACCAGGTCGAGCTGGGAGCTTGAGTTGAAGGTCATCCGGGATGACGAAGAGCCCGTGTCCCTTCTCCTATTTGTCGAGGATTATGATCCCGCAATGAGGCCCGAAGAAGAGTACGTGGAGCCACATCAAGGGGAGGCGTCGCTGGAACTTACGTGCTTCGAGCGCCTTTTCGATGACTGATGGAATGGTGAAGGCCCGGAGGGACCCTCCGGGCCTTCGATGAACTTCCGCTGCGCGGTAGGTTCTTTTGCCGAGTCAGCCCTTCCGAGTGGCGGCTGTCTTGGCGGCTGTCTTCTTTGCCGGGGCCTTGGCGACCTTACTGGCCTTCTTCGTGGTCTTGACCGTGGTCTTCTCCGTCGTAGCTTTCGCCGCCGTCTTCTTCGGGGCCGACTTGGAGGCCCCCTTCTTTGCAACCATAGCAACCTCCCATACGGGTCTGAATCCGATCTATTCGGATACTGAAGGTAACTCCATAACTGATCTCACACCACGTCAAGACAAATCGTTACCCTTCACGTACGATTTGAACCCCTTGGAGTTAGGATTCCTAGTCCCCGTTCTCACCGTCCGGCCAGGCTTTCGCTTCCAGCGGTTGTGCTCCCGTGCGCTCATCTCGGCACGGGCTCGGTTCATGGTCGCACGGATGGAACCTTTGGATACCCCGCGTTCATTCGCTACTTCTGACGTAGTGAGACACCATCAATCGACTTCGGCCAGCTCGAAGTGCATTCCGTCGGCACGTCCCTTTCCTTTGTATCCGAAATGCCCACCCCAAAAGAACCCGAGAGAGTTCGCGATGGGGACCAGCTTACGAACAGACCCTCGGTGGCCTACAAGAGCGGGTTGAGAACCTAGAGGGTTCCACGCGACGTTAATGTCAAAAGCACTGGCAAAGGCATGGTTGGATAAATAAGTCCTGGAACCTCGAACGAATCGCGGGGCATAGGATCCCCCCCACGAGAGCACGAGGTCAATGAGGCCCGCCTGCTGCCACGCATTGAAGAGGGTCGTGAGGTGCTTTACGCCGTGCTTGTGGAAGAGGACCGAGCCGTCATGAGGAGCCCCCGGGACCCCCGCGAGCTGCGGAATGAGAACGCGGGAGACGTTGGTGTTATACCAGTTATCAGTAAGCCGGATGGCCTCAGGGTTGCCCGCTGTCGGAGCCGGGACAAACGTGAACCTCCCGAAGGCTTTTGCCCGCGCCTCCGTGGAAATAAGAGGCTGAAGAGCTGGCGGCGGAGGCCAGTCTGGGCCCTCTTCTGCAACACTCGGGTCTGCAACGACGGGAAGGCCCAGGGAAATCGCGACCCCGAGCGTCTTGTTCCCGACCACCCCATCTGCTACAAGGCCGTTCGCTGCCTGAAAGGCTTTCGTTGCGTCGTTCGTAGCGCGGTCGAAAACGCCGTTCACTTCACCCGGGTAGAAGCCCAAGCCGGTCAGGAACGTTTCCCAGAGCCGGACATCTTCACCGCTCGCCCCCTCCCGAATAACTCGCATGGGAACCTCCTTAAGAGGGGCTCCACAATTGTGTTTTATGCGGAGTTTTCAAGTTGTCCGCAAGGGCCCTTTTCTTGGGCTCGCCGCGGAACCCTCGGTGTAATCAGGAGAGCATGAAGAAGAACCCCTCATCCGGTAAGGCTCGTATCCAAGCATTCCCCGAGGAAGTTGTGGAGATCTACAGGGCCCTTGTCGAAGAAGGGAACTCTAATGATCGCGAAGAACTTCTAGAATCGCTGGCCCAGACGTTTGCAGGTGAAGTCTCGCGGACAGATGTGACCCTTCCCGAGTCCTTGCACACGCTTCTGGAGCGTTTGGACGCGGCTCGTTTGGCCTTTGATCAGGCCGCTCTCAGGCTCGGCCGCGCGCTTCTTCCGGGGCTCGCTCAGTTTGTCTCACAGATGGATGACAAGGCCCTGGAGCTTCCGCGCAAGCTGGATAAGACCGCAAACTAGCTAGTCGAGAGGCCCCATCCCACCGATGAGCCGATCTCGGAGCGTTGGCACGCGCACGGGTTGTTGAGGGGCCGCCTCCACCCGTGTTGATATCGGAGGGGCCGGGGGCATTTCGGCCAGGGCCATTTCTCTTTGAGCCTGTTGCCGAGCTGCCGCCCGGACCTCAGCAATCGTCATCCCACGATCGGCTACCCCTCGGCCAACGTAGTCCCCATCCTCCACGATGGCGCCTCGCGGAACGAACGGGTACCTTGAAGGTGGCGGGGGTCTATCTACCCTGAACCTAGGGCTCGTACGACTCGCCTGGATGTCTGGTACTTCGATGCCGTCGAGCCCGAACTCGATGCCGAAGTCGTCCGCAGGTACGTCCTCGATGCCTTGCCTCCAAAGTCGTTCCAGACCTTCGCCCGTTGTTTCCGCGGTGCGTGCCATCGCCGTTACGCCCCGAAGGGAAGGCGTCTGCATGGCCCTAACCTCTTCGAGTGTGGCCTCGGACATAAGGTATTCAATAGGGAGGTCTGGTAGTTCTTCCGGGGCTTGGTGTTCCGCGTGCGTAGCCTTTGTCGCGAGGAGCGCACGAAGACTGCCCTCAAGACAAGAGCATCCTCCGTAGGCGCCGTCTACGTCGTAAACGGGTAATGAACAGCGAGAGCACCAATCGACCTGTGTGGGCATGGCTAACTAATGGTTCGGGGTAGGCATTTACTCAACGCTTCAGCCAAGTCCCGCCCTCCCGATTGTACCACTGAAGTGCCCAACCGTCGGAGTAAGCGCCCCCGGGCTTCTTGAACCGTTTGCGAGATTCACTCAGCGCTTTTTCCCAGAGCGCTGGATCAGAGGGTATGCTGGCGCCTGTCCCGACTTTTTGCGTTGCATACCGGAGGAGAACCTTCTCGACAATTGATAAGCGTTTCGGTCGAAGAGGATCCTGTTGGCTTACTACTTTTGCACGCGCCTTCGGAGGTGTCAGGGTTTGCGGGCCCCCCTCCACGTCATGACCGCGTAACATCGCAATCCGAATGAACCCCTCGAAGGTGGCCTTCTTGAGGTTGGCGGCGGCCTGTCCCTTGTTTCCGAGAGACAGGGGAGCTGTCATCACGATACGCTCATCGGCATTGTCACCGCCCCAAAGAACAATCTCGTGCGCCCCCCAGGTGACCACGGGGAAATGTTTGTCCACGGCATTATCCGTGTGCACCGTGGGATCGTTGGCGTAAGCCAACGTGACATGCGGGCAGAACTCCTTAAACCTCTTTGAATACGGGATACCCGCCTTGTCGAAGGCTGCCCGCAGTCGCATGTGGAGGTCCTGGACTTCGTTGGAGTCGATACGGCAAATGACGGGTACGGTCTTGTGTTCCGGATGCGGGGGGAAGGTCGTGACGTGGGAGGTTTGGACCGTGAATGGTCTGGTCGCGGACGCCACCTCGACCAGAGGCTCCAGTGCGGCGGCCACGTTTTCGAGGGGCATCTCCTCGCCCAAGTTCAGAAGCGTGATGTGGTAGGCACTTACGGGTTCAGGGTCCCCGAAGTCTCCGTAGTCGATCGTAGACAGCAAACGCGCCGTCTCGGGAGGTACACGAAGTCCTACAAACGCCATGAGTGCTGATCGCTCCTGTCTACAAGGATCCTCTAAAGAAACTTCATGGACGAGAGGCCCTATGGCGAGAGATGTGGTACTGTCGGCGTTTGCCTGTTCTACGATGGCTCCCTGCGGAAAGTGGGCGAAGGAGCTATTCCGGGAGGAGCCCTTAGTTCTCACCGTTCCCGGCTCGGGCGGCGATTTCATTAAGAGGGGGCGTGAATGGGCGGCCACGGGGGATGCTTTTCGGGCTGCGCTGAAAGAACTGGCTCCCCAACACAAGAACATCGAGATCCACAGGCGAGCGCTCGTCACCTTCAGTGCCGGGTGGCAGCTAGGGGATGAGATTCTCAAATCGAAGGCTGATCGCGAAGCCCTGGATAGCTATTTAGTGGAGGATGGCATCCACACGAAGGGCCTCGATCATTGGATTAAGTTCGCGATGCGGGCGGGCCGATCAGAGGCCCTCATGGTCATGGCTCACACGCAGATCGTGCCCCCGTTCATCTCGACAAAGGAGACCAATACCACCGTCTTCAATGAAGCCGTGGCGCGTCTCGGGGCCAACGCCAACCCCTACGGTGTTGAGCCAGAGTGCATGACGAAGCCTAAGTTTCCAGCAGAGGGAGTCTCAATTCGGAGCGGCAACCCCCCTACAACAAGGAAGTGGACTGCGGACCCCCTTGTTGCCTCCGAGTGGAAGGGAGATCTCTTCCGTTTCGAGTACGAAGGGAAAGACGGTCCTTCACATATGTATATTGCATGGCATGTAGCGCCGCGCCTATGGCAGATGCTTGCGACGCGGTGGAACGTCATCGCGATTCCGACGATTGAGATCACGGGCGGTGATAAGCCCGTGGGCGAGGCGTGATTGTTTAAAAAACGCTATTGTTAGCTCTTATGCAGAACTACCTGGAGGTGCCGCCATGCCTTTACGCCTTCGGAACTTGTGCAATGCTGCCAGGGCTCTCTCTCAGGCAGTGGAAGTACGTCTGC